CAGCGGTGCTGGTCTTGTCTCCACCGAAATCGATTACCGCGCAAGCCTTGTCCGACTGGGTGTCATTGTAGATCATACAGCCCCTCGCCGTAACAGTTGCGGTTCCAAATGTCAAGTCGGCAAAATCACACAGGGCGACCGTCCCGCTAGTGGTTGGCGTAACCGATGTAACCGTCGCGCCACCAGAGGTGTAGTTTGTGCCACTAGCTTGTCCAGTTGTGGTAAAAGCCGTAGTCGCAGCGCCTAAAGTCGCGCTAGACGTATAAAGCGCAAGCTTAAATGCGTTGCCGGTAGAGGCTGTAAAGTTATGTGTACCTACTAGCAACTCTTGCTTAAAGCTGGTAGGAATCGCACTGGTGATTGCCATGTCAAAGCTCCTTGATTATTTTTGCCATGTCTTCATGCCCTTGAGATGCTAATAAGCCTCTAATTGTTACACGGTCAGAAGCTACAGCGTTTTTCATACCCATCCATATTAAGGTATAAACTTGATCTCGGAAAGCCTCCGCCTGCAAACGAATGTGAGGCGCTGCCTCCTCCGAAATACCTAGTATCTTTTTCGTTGTTTCTTTTGCCCAAAAATCCACGTCATGGCCGCGATTGTCGGTGGTAGAAACCATTACCTGTCCTAACTGAAAATCTCCCTGCGACATATGACTACCCCTTGTACGGCTCTGGTGATGACGGCAACTCCACCGTCTCTAGGTTGTGCTTCTTGACCATCTGAGCCAACTCAGACCGATCACAGACAACCCACTCACCCTCTGGGTTTGGCATTGCCACCTTTGGATTAGCCAGCCGGTGGTAGCCATAAAGCCTCTCTTGGAGGGGCACGTTCTGGTCTAGCAACGACGACCTCGGGCTAACCCCAACCTTTATGCCAATGGCAATCATTTTGCATATCCAGAACTCTAAACATGCCCTACCAGCTTCAGCAAAGTGCAAGTTATTCTTATAGCTAAAATCCATCCCAAACAGGTCAACAGACCCAACCTTATTATACGCCGCGAAAGCCAGCGAGTAAGCAACTGTCGTATTCATGTAAGCGCAACGCTGATCCTTAATAACTTCCTCTAAAGGATACTCAACCAACGCTGGCACACGGTCATCTAGCTCGCACGTATAGATCGGCTTTTCAAACTTCGGTAGCATTTTTCGCATGACCTCGGTTTGGTTTCCCGCATCTTCGGTGTCAAGAAAACGGCTTACAGGGTCAAGCATAAAGACCCTGTCGCACTCAAAGACAGATAAGGCAGAGTTAATGACCCAGACCTCGTCCCACTCGACGCTATTTTCTTTTCCTATAACGTAATCGATCTGGCTTGCGCCTAAGCCTATAATCGCTACCTTTTTACCTTCTAACTCTTTTATTGGTTCCAATTAGGTCACCCCTGTTCGTAATAAGTCATACCTGTACTCGTCGCGGGTTCCACGGCCTTCGCTAAGATTCTTCATCCTAGATATGCCTTCCTTGAAACGAGCCTCGAAGTTGGCTATTACGTCAGGAGCTTCCTTGAGAAACACAGCAGCCTCAACCAAGGTGCCGTACAGTAATGGATCAGGGTGATCCGTAGACAGAAGTGTCGTGCCTGAGTCGCTGCCAGCCGTCAAAGACGCTGGCTTGTACAGGTAGTGCAGCTCTGCCGTGTAACCAGAATCTGGCACAGGCGACAGCTCAAAAGCTGCCTCATCAAACAGGGAGTAATACTTTGGTCGGCCAGTTGTCGTCGTGACCGGGCTGTATTCCTTGATGAATGATGGGTGCTTGAAGTCCAGATAATGGTACTTGTTGTTGCTATCAATGACCGCTAATGAGAACGGTGCGTAGTAATCGCTTGGGGTTGCCAAGAACCGATTGCTCGCAGTCAACGTACCCTGCACGTTTTTTCTTTGCTCTGGGAGCTGAACCATCTTGAAGATTCGGCTCTCAGACTCCTGAATAAACGTGTTCAGGTTGTTGTTGAACGTGGTTTCATTAACCTGCAAGTAATCCTGCACGGTCGATTTAAGCGTTGCTAAAGTGAAGCTCATGACGTAGTTACCTCCACAGTCCCAACACTACAGGTTATTCCAAAAGTTTGCAAAGTTGTGCCCAAAATTCCATCTCCCACGTTGGTGTAGACGGTAAAAAAATTGTTATCGTTCCCATCAGCAGCTTGGTCTGGCCTTGTGATCTGCAATGCCTGCGGGTCAAAGGGCGCAGGCTTGGGCATAAGCTGCGGGTGTTTTGGTGACCATTGGTCTGGCCCAACCAAAAGGCCATCCCAAGTCATCTTCATATCTTTTAAGCGATAACGAAATCCTGATATGTCGCAGATTCCGTATGCCCTCTTGTTCGACGCATAAGCCATTACGCTATCGTGTAGCCACGTAAATCAGGGGCTACCCTAAATGACGCTCTGTCTTCGTCTTGCGACAGTGCTCGCTGAAACTCTTCTTCGTACAACGCTTTGAGCATTTGCACCTTGTCCGGCGCTCGCTTCATGGCCAAGTAGTAAGCCAAACCTGCGGCTAGGCATGGATAAAACCGAAAAGGTATTTGCAATGTATTGGCCCCAGCATCGGCATCATCCATACGACTCAAGACGTTAAGGTAAATGTCGTACTTGGAATTCTGATCAGGTGCAGGCCAAACCGTGATGGTCGGGCTAATCTGCTTGTCCACAAAATACTGGTTGGGCTTGCCTGTGCTGGATTTGACCGACATATTGGCGTATTCAGACCGAGACATACGGGTCATCGGCACGTCTGTAGATACGCCTCCGATCGTCTCCCGAATGAACACGTCAAGTACATCGATAGTCGCGGTTGGGGTGACTGCATCAATGGTGTAGGAGGTAGTGTCTTTGACCATGGCCAAAGTCTTTTGATTAATCGTCCACTGGTTTAAACCTCTATTCGCCCACTCTGCGAGCATAAGGTTTAGGGATCTGTTTGCCGTTTTTAGGTCATAACCTGTGCGTAACTCTAAGCCGCAACGCTCAAACGCCTCTTCGACATAGTCTGCTACGTCTAATTCAAAATCTTTACTTCCGCTTACCGCCATCTTCGTCACCCGCGTATAGGTTGTTAAAAACCTGATTTACGTCAAGAGTATAGTCTAAATCACTTTTCGAGTAGTGGATATGCTGGCTTGGTTTAAAGTCTGGGGCACCATCCCCTGTCTCAAACCAAGCAGGGTGTGTTACCCGTACTCTGTTGTTAGGTAAAGCAACAATGTTGCCCGTCCACTCTCCAGCATCAAGCAGCTCTAAAATGTGGCTTTGCTTGTGTTGAGCTGGGTCATCCGCTATCTCATTTTCTGCATAATCCACTGTGAAATAATACTTCGCTGGATAAAACTCGCCATCGATCTTAGCAAGCCAAGGGCAAGGTGTGCAGCGGTCAAGCACGTAAGTAGCGTGATTATAAGAACTGCAATCCCAAGGTTGACAAGCCCAGACAGGCATTGCTTCAGGCCAATCATCAAGTGGCGTGTCAGCGACCAAAGCCGTGATCGGCATCCTCGCCCACATTGCTCCTCCATGTACATTTTGCTCGCTGTCATCGTCGTATGTTTCGGCCCCTGTAAAGATCACCTGAAACGACAAGCATCGAGTTGGCATGGTCGTTACAGCAATCGCCATCGCGTGGATGAACTCACCATGATACTTCTCATGGTTATGCGTGTACTCCTTCCGCACCCAGCACTTAAAGTGAGGGATATTGCTCTGAAGGTAAGCCACTATCTACGACCAAATAATCCCGTCTTTTTGGAAGATGGTTTCTTGATTCCACCTTTTGCCGCGCCTTTGGTCTTCATCGCGGCACCGCCTTTAGCGTAACCCTTGGTCTTCATTGCAGCTCCGCCCATATTCATCCCGGGAGGGGTTGCCTTCTTCCGGCCTCGGCCTCTAGCACCCGCTCTCTTTCCGGGCTTGTAGCCGTACTGATCAGACAAGTCCTGAATAACGCTAGTAGACTGCTTGGTTCCCTCTGCGCCTTGCACTGAGTCGAGCAAATTTCTTTGCGCCCGACTCAATGTAGATCGACGTTGTGCGCGTGTTGTTGGAGCGCCGCCACGACTGTACCCTTTTGCCTTCATCTTTTTCATTATCGCCTCCCAAATAAACCGGAATTACCGGGTTTTTTCCTGATAGATCCGCCATGAGAGGCGAATGTTTTCACCATTGTAGGCTTTCCGCCCACACCTTGTCTCTTAGATCTTTTTCGCGCTACCGCACTTTTTTTCTGACCTTCCGTCATGCTTGCCGCTTTTGCCGCCGGTACGCACTTTGGGTAAGCTCGGCCATTTTTTTTTGATGCGTTTTTTCGGCCACACGATTGATACTTGCCATCCTTCTTTGGGGCACCAATATCTACCCAATCTTCGCTAAACCATTTCTTTAGCCCAGTTCTAGCCACGGGGCACTCGCGTCTTCTTTTGCTTGTTTGGCATAATAGCGCCACAGCCACGACCCTGAACCATCACGGTTCCGCCCATGTTCATTTTCTTTGCCATACTCTTGGCGATAGCGGTGCCGCGCTTACGCTCGTAACGGCTTAGCTTGCCGTCATTATCAAGATCGCTTTTCTTCGGATCTAAGCTCACCTCGCCGCCAGTAGCGCCTTTATATTTTCCACCCATCCGCTTGTACTCCTGAACCATCCAGCCGTTTGCATATGCGCTCGGGTAAACATCAAACTTAGCCTTGGCCTTAGCCTTAGCTTTTGCATAAAGGCTTGGGTTGGCTACATTTTTCGGCGTTGAAGAAGCCATTATCTGCCTATATTCATGCTGAATTTTAGCTGTGCAGGATCAAACTTTTGAAAGGCTGATCCGTATGCGGGAGCGCCAGTCTTTACATACCCTGAACCAACTCCGCCGCCGGGCATGCGGCCTGTTTTTACGGGCGAATCTGGGTTTAAAGTTTGCTGATTATAAAAGTCAAGAAAGCCAGAATTATCTACAATGCCTTGATTACCCACGCCGCCAGAGCTTCCGCCAGCAGGGTTAAAACCAATATTTATAGTATCAGGGAGTGGAGCATTTCCGCCAGAAGAGCTGCCCGGAGCGTACTGCGTCAAGTCTAAGTCTTGGCCGTAGATTGAACGCTCTCCCTCTGGGAAGGTAGTCCCAGCAGAGCCAGAGCCGGGAGAAAAACCTGCCGCTTCAGACGCTGATGGCCCGTAGTCCATGCCTGCATCATAGGTTTGCCCTGCACCGGGAACGAACCCGCCCATAAAGTTTTCATAGGGCGTTCCGCTAAACCCGGGGCCGGGTTCAACAACAACGTCGCCAACATCTACATCTGTGTCGGTGCCACCCGTGCCGCCGCCAGCGGGAGGTGCTTGATTGGCCATTTGAGCCATGATGTCTTCGGTAATTTGTTTGCGTAAGGCCTCGGTATCAACTTCTCCGGGTATTTGGCCGCGAAGCGCCTCAATCTGCTGCTGTACAGGGTCTAGGGCGGAAGTGATGTCCGTCTGCCTTTGGCCTGCAATCGCCTCAGACAAGCCAGACAGGTCATCTTGGGTCAATCCAGCGGCCTGCAACGCCTCTATTCTTGCAGCGAGGTCAGTTCTTTCTGTGCCAGCAGTGTCAATTGCTTGCTGAAAGGCAGCAGTCTGGTCATTGACTGTGGCAAGCTCTGCCTGAATCTGGTCGATCGGCAGGGCACCAAGGTTTTCTTGAATGCCGCCTATCCTTCCCTCTAAACCGGCAATTAGCTCGGATACCTCTCCACGCAACAATTCAGATTGATCCACATTCCCGGTTTCTACATCGCTGTAAAGAGATTCTAACTGCGCGTTTAGGTCGTCAATCTCGGTTTGTGCCGCTAGAGCAGATTCCTGCGAGGCTTGGTCAAGACTTAAAATTTCGGAGTCAATACGCTCATTAATGGCCGCGAGATCAGAGCTTACACCCTCGATTCTTGTAGAAAGATCTGCGGTTCCAGAAGCCTGCTGCCCTGAAAGCTCATCAATTTGCTGAGCAAGCGCAGTATTATCGGTTGAGAGGGCTGCTATCTGCTGTTGCAGTTCAGGTATTGGGAGTTCGCTTAACTGGCCTGTAACGCCACTAATTTTTCCTTCTAGGCCTGCAAGCAAGCTTCCGGTCTCTGCTCTTAAAGCTTCTGACTGAGCTAAATTTTCTTCGTTAATTGACTGCTCTATAGTCTTGAGCTGGTCGTTAAGGGATGTAATTTCATCTTGAGCGAGCTGAGCCGAGGCCTGCTGGTCTTGGTCAAGCTGCAAATACTTTTCATCTATGGTTTGGTTAACCTGAGTAAGATCTTCGCTGAGAACACCTATACGCTCTTTAAGATCGCCAACCAAAGAACCTTGCCGGTCTTCCAAGTCGCCAATGGCCTGAACCTGCGCCTCTCTAACCAACTTGTCGCCTTCTTCAATCTGACGAGCAAGCGCAGCCCTCTCGTCGAGTCCAGCTTGGCGAAGATCTATGGTTTCTGCGTCAACGCCACGACGCATATCCTCTATCTGCGCCTCAAGAGACTTGGAAAGCTCAGACCTCTCGCCTAAAGCCGCTTGCTCTGACGTGGCAAGGTCTTCTCTCAACAGGTCTCTTAGGCTGTCAATTTCCGTCTGACGAGCCGCCGCAGATGCCTCTTGAGCATCTCTTTGCTCCGCCATTATCTGCTCGTACTGATTAGCCAAAAGCTGTTCAGTATCTGGAGTAATAGCGTCAAGCGTTCTCATCGTTGGAGCCGCTGGCGCAGCCCTAGCGCCCCTATCGTAAGCAGGGCGCTGCATCAAATAATCGCTTAGACTTGCATAGGGGGATGCTGAGCTACCGTACTCGTCTTGGGCTGCTTGTAAATCGTCAGAGATAGCCATTAGATACCAAGATCTCTAAATTTAATGTTCTGAATTAACTGCCTTCGGATTTGCTCCATGTCAGGCGCTTTCATCGCTCGCCGGTTTCTTTCTGCAAAGTATTGCTCAGGAGGCGGCGCTTCCATATTTTGCAGGGGAGCTTGCATGCGCGGCTCATATCGTTCCGACTGAACTCTACGCATGAGATCTCTAAACATGCCTCCACGGGGCATAGGTCTATCTTCCCGACCTCGCATCTGCTCGGTAAGCTGTGCAATCCGTCCCGCTAAGCCGCCCCTTTGTCGATAAGAATCTTTTATCCTGCGGCTTGGAATCCTTCTGAATTTGCCTCGCCCACCTCTTTCGTCCCTATCGTCAACGCCGTTTCCATTTCGGTCTTGAAAGTCGTTGGTTCGCATCATTGGAATGCGATCATCGCGGGGAGGTATTCGACCCTCTGGGCCAAAAATATCATCTAGGATAGGAGGTCTTGGCGGCTTTGGTGGTGCCGTCTTTATGTAATCAGGAACTCTTCCGCGTGGTGTTTTTGAAGGGCGGTCTGGCACTGGGAACTCAATTATCATGTCGTCCGTGCTCGGCACCGGGTAAGTATCTGGGTACTGCCCGGGGCTTCTTTCTCCTAATCCATCATCTCGAACCAACATTCCTAGTAATCCCTCAATACCGCTAGACCTGCCGGGAATTTGTGGCATTTGCTGCTGCGGAGCCATTCCACCAGCCGCTTGATCTTGCATGGCAAAGAGTTTTGCCTTGAGCGCCTCATACTGAGGGGTGCCCTCTTGCATCTGGTTCAGTTGCGAGTTCATGTACTGAATCTGGGGATAAAGTGGGCTTGCCTTGATCAGCTCTTGCCTTTTATAAAACGCTTCGGGTGCTGCAATCATATTAGGTCACCAATTTTTACACGACCAGTAAGAAGCCGTGAAAACGTCTTTTTTCTTTTGAACCGCATCGCAATTGTGTCTTGCACGAAAATTGCGTCGGCGCTCTGGGTTATCTCGCTTGATTTCCATGTTGCTATCGCCGTAGCGAACCACCTTTACCTGATCGCCTTTCTTGGCTAGAACCTTGAACTTTTTGCTCTCGCCGGAGGTGCGAACCTGCTTGTTATAGCCGGGGAACGTCTGGCCGCGATACCGCAGCCGTCCGCTCTTTAACCGTTCTACGTCAGAGGTGGTAGCCATCAAGCATACTCTTTTATGACTTCTAAAATGACGGTGTAAGTGTCCGCACTGCTTGCGCCGATTGTCGT